AAGAAGCGGTAGCTCGGGTGCGTATAGGTACCTACCTATGATCCAGGGCGCGGAAGGCGAAGGCGATCCCCCGCCAGATGACAAGGGTAAGGGGAGCGGCACTGACGCCGATAAGTCAGGCGGTACCGACACCAGCAAGAAGTCGGACGATGGAAAGAGCGATAAGACCTTTACTCAGGATGAGGTCAATGCGTTAATCGCTCGTGAAACCGATAAGGCGAAGCGCGGTAGGCTCGATCCATCTGAGTTGGGTTTTCAGAGCAAGAAAGAGTTGGAGGAGTTTATCGAGCAGCAGAAGACTACTCTCGAGAGTCAGAAGTCTGAGCAGGAGAAGGCGCTAGAGGAAGCTAAGAAGCAGGCGGCTAAGGAAGCCACTGAGACTGTGCTTTCTACAGCGAATCAAAGACTTCTACTCGCCGAGTTTAAACTCATGTGCATGAAGCATGAGGTCCAGTACCCAGATGATGCTTTCGAGATCGCCCAGAAACTTGAACTTTGGAAGGACGTTGGTATCGATGACAAGGGTGTAGTGAAGGGCCTTGATGAGACGTTCTTTGACGAGTTCAAGAAGCAGAAGCCTTATCTGTTTGCTAAGGCTACGGGCACCCGAGACATTGGTGCTGGTGCTAGTGGCGGCGATAGTAGTGATGCTGCGAAGCAAGCGGAACTCCTCCGAAACTACCCTCAACTGCGGGGCAAAGTCCCTATACCTAAGCAATAAGGAGGAGGAATGGCGCGTATCGATAAAGCAACTCAGGTCGTGCGCGCCCTGGCTGGTACTGCTCTGACCGGCGTTCTTGGGGTTGTGATCAACTCTGGAGGTTCAGCTGTCCCATCAGGAACTGCTGCTGGATCAGGTGCTGTCGGTATCGTCGTCTTGCCCGGTACAACGGCTGCAGGACATCCCGTAGGCATTCTAGTAGCGGGTGAGGTTGTCGAATTCGGCGGTTCAGCTGGATCAATTTATTACGCTGGTACAGGCGGTACTGTCTCTTTGACTTCGACGAACGCCACAAAGGTCGGTTGGACCGTAGAGGGCGATCGTCTAGTCGTGAGAATGTAGGAGGAGGTGGACAGTTGAGCGACGAGTATAGACGCTTTTGGGCTGAAGCCCTCAGAAAGTATGGGGGTAACGCCTTGAAGTTGTATCGCGCAACCGGTCTACTTGCTCCTATTGCCGGTGGCGCACCAAGCTTCGGTTATAACGAAGTCGCTGATATCCCACTGAAGACGTTGGACGGTGAGGATATCAACGAACTGTTCAATGAATTTCAGCAGGTGCTTCGAATCTTCAACAGTCAGCGAACCCCACTCATCGAACGGCTGACGTTTCCAGTAGCAGAGCCGTTCGAGCGGGTCGCTCAGGTGTCTGCGGCAGACTTCGAGGAAGCGGATGAGTTCGGTCAGCCCAAAGGTATCCGTACTCCGGTTCCGTACTGGAATATGGGATACGACCTGAAGTACATGGACTTGGGGCTCCGTTACACGTTTCGCTTCTTGGGGCGAGCTGACTCGAGACAGCTGAGGGCGAATAATGCAGCGGCGCTCGATGCAGATAACCGTTTGATTTACAAGACGGTGTTTGATCGAGCTTTCAACAACTTGCTGACGGTCGCCACGATGGAGGACACAGGTACGGCTGTAAACTGCTACCCGTTCTACAACGGAACGGTGCAGACTCTGCCTGCTGCTCCTCCCCAGTGGAAATCGTTTACCTTCACCACATCACATGATCACTACTTGGTCTCGGCCAACACGGCAGTGACCTCGGCGAACCTGGATGCGATGTGGGAGACGCTGTACCATCATGGTTACACAGAAGGCGGAACTTGCCTCCTGGCTATCAACCTGCAGGAGATCAAGAGGATCCGTGCTTTCCGTGTGGCGTCTGGTGACAGCTACGACTGGATTCCAGCAAGGGATGCATACGATTCCACATTCCGTGGCACTTTGGTTGGGGACCTTGCAACTGCGCCAGCAGCTGCTGGGGGCATCGATAACTTCCCCGGTTTCCAGGGTGTTTATGGGCCGTGGAACGTGATCCAGGAGGACATGATCCCAGCAGGCTATCTGTTCGGGTTCGTGTCTGGCGGTGTAAGAGCAGAGCGAAACCCCATCGGTTTCAGGGAGCATGAGAATGCGGCCCTTCGTGGACTCAAGCTGATTCCGCAGTTTGAGCGTTATCCGTTGAGGGAATCGTTCTACCATCACGCAGTTGGATCAGGGATTCGCCATCGTGGAGCTGGAATAATCATGCAGGTCAAGGCATCCGGTTCTTACGATATCCCATCGGTCATTTACGGCGGGCCGGGAGGGAGATAGACGTACTAGGCACGGGCGAGTGGTGTGGGGTGGCATCCTGCTGCCCCACACCCAACTTAAGGAGGCAAAGTGGAAGTCATTCCGTCTGAAGCCAAGAAATGGAAGAAGGATGAACTCGTTACGAAGCTACACTTCTGTGTAGCCTCGGATCGTTGGGACCTCGTTGATCAGATCGCAGATGAACTCGGTAAGGATCGAGGGGACGCCATCGAGTTCAATGAGGTCGTAGAGCGTATTGCTGGTAAGGGTGCTGCTAAGGACCTTTTAGAGGTTGAGGAAACTGAGTCACTTGCAGAGCAGACCGAAGGTATGGCACCGTCGGATGAGTTTGAGCCAGGTACAGGAAAGCGCAGAGCTCGGAGTAAGTAAATGGCTCAAAACTTCGCTAAGGGCTCTGCTATAACGGTGGGCACTGCGGTCGGATCAATAGATCCTGCTTGGGCCGCAAACTACGGTTATGCTGTATTTCAAGTCCAGGGTCAGTCGATTCGGTTCCGTATGGATGGAGGTACCCCAGTAGCTGGAACCGCTGGTTTCATTGGCAGTGTGGGGGACGTTTGGGAGCTGCAGGAGCAGGACATTATCGATTTTCGGTATGTGCGAGACGGTGGAACTGATGGCATCATTTGGGTCGCTCTTGCGGATCGAGGTTAGTCGTGAGGAAGTTTAGTCGTTACCTATTCCCAATTGCATTAGCCTGCGTGATGGCTATGCACATGGTGCAAGTCACTCGTCAGCGATTGCCTCGTCCAAAGTCTCGTATGTGGTCTAGATGGGCGTTCTCGGGGGGAGGAGGGGGTGGTGGAGGCGTCGCCGTATCTAATCCTACATTGGTAGCTCACGAGGGAAACGATGCTGTAGGTTCGGCTACCTGGTCAACCACTACTGTTTTTACCCCTCCGGCTGGGAAAGTTTGCTTTATCAATATGTTCGCCCTCGGGGCTTCTGGAGCAACCTCTATGTCGAGTGCGACGGGGTGTGGAGTCACTTGGAATATTGACTCCCGAACGGGTGACCCAGCAAACCCAAAGAACGATTGGTTGGTGTGGGGCTATGCTTCTGCTCCAACTAGTGGAAGTATGACCTTCGTTTTCAGTCAGACAGTATCGACAGCTTCTTATCAGATGTGGTCAGTTGATAATGCGGATACGGTCAACCCAGTTGGGTACTTAGAGTGGTTCTGGCGGAAGGACGGTAATACTACTACAGTTGGGCAAACCTATGGGTGGAAGTTCTCAGATGCAACGAATAACGCCTCATTTGTATTTGGGACGCGGTTCAATAATGGCAATGGGGACAATACATATACCAACACCACCCAGGTCGATCGATTCCAGACTGCTTCCTCTAATGCTCTCCTCTTTGTAGCTTGGCGGGCGGGTCAGCTTCTTTCTGAGCCTATGACTTGGAGTGAGAATTCTGACTCCTTGATAGCCATGATGGAGGTGCGCTCATCTTCGGCTCCTGCAGCTAACCCATTGGATGAGCGGAATTTCAAAGTGCTTAAAATCGCAAACAGCATCGCAAACAATACAAACTATTCATTCAGCTCTGTAACAACCCCCACCGCAAATACGCGAGTTGACCTATGGATATTGTCCCAAAAGTCTGGTGGGTCTGGGGGGGCAACTGCGATTGGTGGGGCGGGCAACCTCGGGCTTACCTGGACGAAGATTGGGTCTACGCAGACTAGTGGGGACTTTGCACTCGTTCATTATTGGGGGATCAGTGCTACACCGTCGGGTACTTCGCTACAGATACAGCATGCCGTTGTACAGGACTCTTGCGACATTATCGTCGTTCAGACTAGTGGAGTTAATACATCTACACCTGCAGGAGTCAATGCTCAGGGAACTGCTATATCTACGACTCTTACCCTTATACCCTCAGGAGGTACCCACCGAAATCTGTTCCTTGCAGGTTGGGGAGTCAATGTCAATATGGGGTCGAGCGCTCCATGGCCTGGTTTCGTTCCCGGTGCTGGGTCTTCTACAGGCATTAACATACCGGGGGCGATGCAGGATGGGAATAACGATACACCATCAAACTTTGGGTTGGTTGTCACTGCACATCAGTACGGTGATGAGACCTCGCTGTCCTTTACCAAGTCTACAGCCGGACGGGTCTTGGGGTCCGCTTCGGAGGTAGTAGCAGCATAGGAGATCACCATGCGCCTATTATGGATGAGTAACGCGCCTTGGGCAGGAACTGGGTATGGTCAGCAAACCCGCCTTATACTTAAAGAGCTTCGCAATAGAGGACATGAGCCTGTGTGCTTCGCTTTCTATGGACTAAGTGGTGGCTCTGTCGAGTACGATGATTACCTCGTATTGCCAAATACTGATTTCGAGGATTGGGGAAACGATGTAATCAAGGCTCACAGTGCTCGATCCGAGGCAGAAACTGTAATCACATTGATGGACCTATTTGTATTGGACCCCCATCGCTGGAAAGAATTGACAGTACCTTGGATAGCGTGGACGCCCATCGATCATGAGGGTATTGGCGGGCCGACCTTTGATCGATTGAAGCACGTTGATTTCCCCATCGCTATGAGTCAATTTGGCGCTAAACAGATGTGGGACGTGGGCGTAAAACCTACAGCGACTATTTACCACACTGTAGACACCGACGCCTTTCGCCCTATGGACAAGACCGAATGTCGTCAAAAGCTGGGTATTGATGAGGATGCCTACATCATCGGTATGGTGATGGCTAACAAGGGGGACCGCAAGCAATTTCCACTACAGCTCCGTGCTGTGAAACAGTGGATGGAATCTCAACCCGATGTGAAAGTGAGAATCTACCTCCACACCGAACCTACGCCTAAAATGGGTGGTTGGGATATGCGTCAATTGGTGGATCGTTTGGGGCTGAAGGGAAAGATCTTTTCCACCAATCAGTACGATACGAAGGTGGTTCCCGCAGCCGCCGATCTGATGGCGACGATTTACAACTCATTCGACGTGCTTATGAACGTCTCTGCTGGCGAGGGGTTTGGGATTCCCATTGTCGAAGCTCAGGCTTGTGGGATACCAGTGATCACTGGGAACTATACCTCAATGCCCGAAATCACAAAGTACGGTTACGTCGTAGAGCCTGCTGTTCGAGTGATGGCTCCCCATTACGGCTACCACTTCATCCCTGACATTGAAGATATGGTTTATCGTCTCGAATGTGTTTATCGGATGGCTACGCACAATGAGGGGGAGGTTGCTCGTCAGTGGGTTATTGAGAACTGCTCGGTTCCCGTTATCGCCGATAAATGGGAAGCATTGTTGGGGGCGGTGATCGAGGGGTCCCTCCCCCGGCGTTCGGGCGCGGCGCTGGGGACTTCGACCCGCCCTCAACTTAGTATCTCTCAACGCCTCAAGGTGGCTAGAGAGGCGATGGAACAGGAGGCTAAGGAATACGGAGATTACGATGCTCGAGTCCCGGAATACGCCGCTATCTTTAAGGCCCTTGAGCGTGTGGGTCTCCGCTCAGGAGACCGTATACTGGATTTGGGAGCAGGGCTATGCGACCTCGACAGGTTTCTTCGTGAATATAGGTGGTGGGGCACCTACGTACCAGTCGATCTATTAATCGATGGGACTGATCTCAACGATTATGAAGTGCCAGAGGGTTTTGAATATATCGTGATCCAACAGACCTTGGAACACGTCGAGGAACCCTGGATGCTTCTCAAACAGTGTGAGCACATTACAGGGGCGGTAGTTATCACCACACCAAACCGAGACATAGTTGGTGTGGGGGAAAAGGAAGACTACCCGCATCAAATGGCCCACAAGCACTGGTTCTCACCTGAAGACTTCAAAGGAAGAGGGTATGAGGTAGAACTGCTCACCATGACTGGCCGACCTGACGACACAATCTTGGCTACGAAGGCTTGTTGGAGTGGTGTCCGGGGTCTTCTGGAGCAGAGCGAGAGGGTGGGTGTATAATTTAGCTCATGACCTCAGACGTTGACCTACTTCGTCAGTTCATCAGCGATCCCAATCGGATTGTATTTTCTACGGATGACTTGCTTTTGGAGCGGATCGAGCATTACGAGGGGGATATCGAGGCTGCTGCTGCTGAGATTTGGTTAGTGAAGGCAGCCACTGTTAGTGATTGGTACTCTGCGAGCGTCGATGGTCGATTCTTCTCGCGAGAGCAGGTGTTTGAGCATTGCATTGAGATGGCCAAGCAGTGGCAGGATAGGGCGGCTCATGAGATCGAATCGATATTGATGCAAGTCACACCTGTGGTCGAGGCTTCGGAATTCTCCTAATGGGCATCACTCAGACGGAGTTAGACTTGTTGAGGGCCGAACAGGAGAAGTTCATGGGGTCTCTAGCGACTATCAAGAGGGTATCATTTTTGGGGGATGTAGAGTTGACTCCTGTAGTAATTGCCACCGACGTACCTTGCCATTTTGAGCCTGGCTTTGGGACTTTCCGGTCGGTCGCCGATCAATTCCGGAACATTGCTGCTTGGACCCTGACATTTCCTTGGGGCCAAGACATCAAGGTGGGTGATCAAGTCGTCTCGCCGTTATCCTCAACTTATCAAGTGCGAGCGGTAGAAGATACTGATTCTACGTTGATAACCGCAAAGAAAGTCTTAGCAGAACGGATAACTCCTTAATGGCAAGGTTGAGCAGAGCCGCTGTTGTTACTCCCGCACGCGCAGGCGGATTTGTGGGCGTACAGGTCTTGGGATTACCCGCTGCTATAGCTAAACTACGACTTATTGGGGGCGCAACGAGCCGTCGACTCGGGTACATTCTCTATGCCACTGCTCAACGTGTCGAGTCCGTGGCTAAAGAGAAGGTCCCAGTCGAATCGGGTAACCTTGAATCAGGTATCTCAACAACGAAGTTGGGAATCTATGACTGGGTAGTTGTTGCAGCTTCTACGGCGGGTAACATTGAGGGAAAAAATACGAAGGAATATGCAGCGTTTGTAGAGTACGGTACCTCCAAAATGGCAGCAGAACCCTTTATGAGACCAGCTGCAGCGAAAGGCCGGGAATACCTCGTTTCCAATGTACGACTGCTAGCGACTGCATTGGAGCGACTGTGAAAGTCGTCGTCAGTGCCGTCAGAGACATACTCCGTAGTGATCCGACTATCATAGCTCTAGTGGGACAAGATCAGAACAGCATCACGAAGGTCTATCGGGTGGGGAGAGTGCCCCCCGGCACGGAAGCGCCTTACATCGTCTATCAGCGTATATCGGGTGTTAGACCCGAAGGTACGTACTTGGATTACCGATCGATTGAGATACCCGAAGTACAGATCACAGCTTGGGGACGTAATGGTGATGAGGCATGGGATATTTTCAATGCCATTCAGGAGGCGTTAGAGATCGGAGATTGGAATGCGTCCTTGACGCCCTACTCACTTCTCCGTATGATACGCACCGGCGATGAGCTCGAATTACCAGATCAGGATACTGGGCTTGTGCAAGTGCCTAGCACATATAGCGTGGCAGTGACTAGATGAGAGGAGGTGAACAAAGCTGAGCAAGTATACCGGGAAAGCGCTTGTAGTTCGGTTCGGCACGATTGACATTTCTGGTCAGGGTCGCACTTTCGAAGTGTCCCAGTCTGGAGATGAGATCGAGGTTACTTCATATGGATCGACGGACAAGGAGTTCATCACGGGTTTCGCTGAGCGTTCCGCAGCTACAGAGATTCTCGATGATGACACTTCGTCTACGATTCGGCAGGCCACTAGGGTGGGCTCGGTTGGATCGTTAGGTTGGTTCCCGCAAGGCACTGCGGCTGGAAAGCCGAAGTTCACAGTAGGCACGGCAGTGGTGCTGCAGCAAAACTTGTCCTACCCTTACGACGATGCTGTTCTCGCAAGTGTAAACTTCCGCCTAAATGGAGCAGTCACGGAAGGGACGTCACCTTAAGGGAAGGACGAAGCGCCCATGGCAAGCGAGACAGAGCTGAAGATGTTACAAGCACAGAATGAACAAAGGCGTATCTCAAAGGAGGAATTGCTTACTCCGAAGATCGTTGAGAGAGAAGTACGGATAGAAAGCCTTGATGGGACTGTTAAAGTCCGATCATTAACGTTCCAACAACGACAGGACCTGAAGCAACAAGCCGGTGTGGGGACTGATCGATTCGACGAGACCAACTATGTGATGTTGACTATTGTAGAATCGGTAGTGGATCCACAACTCACCTTGGAAGATGTTGAAGCGCTTCGCCAGCAAAGCGGCGAAATCGTCGATGAGATTTCAACCCAGATCATGCTGATTAACCTGATTGGTAGATCAGGAGAGCTAAAAAAAGGATCAAGTCCGACCCCGAGCTTAGATTTTCCCTTGAACTCGCAGAACGGCTCGGAATGACGTTGGCTCGGCTTCAAGCCGAGATAACTTCTGCGGAGTTTGAGTTCTGGGTCGGGTTGGCGATGGTACGGGGAGAGGAATGCCCGAACTGCGGACACGAAGCTAAAGATATGATGGACTACCAATGGCTACCCGCGAAGTGCCCGATCTGTGACTATCGGTACGGGCGACCTGTGCATAAGTCAATGGCGATGAGACTCGTGGGCGGATAGTGTGGCACTTGTTGGAAGTGGGCACTCTCTAGGAGGATTTGCAGGTGGGAATGTTACTGCCCGCCTGCTCATCGTTGTCAGCGGCAACACTGCCCAACTTCAATCCTCGCTTGCTGGGGCTTCAAGTAGCATCGAAAGCTTCAACACCGGTGCTACGAGATTAGGTAATGCCCTCATTCGCAGCGTTACCCTCCCAATCCTTGGTCTAGGCGCAGCCGCAGTCAAACTTGCTACTGATTTCCAGGCAGCCCTCGCTCGTGTCGCTGGCTTGACGCCTATCCTTGACGAAACAGGTATAAGCATTGATCAACTCGGCAATAGGATCATAGCGCTCGCTTCCGACCCTAAGATCATAGCGGCTCCAAAAGACCTAGCAGACGCCATGTATTTCGCTGGGTCCGCAGGTCTTTCCGCCGCTGAGGCTTTCCAGGTTGTCGAGCTGTCAGCTAAGGGCGCCTCGGTTGGTATGGGTCAAGCCAGCGAAATTGCCCGAGTCTTGATCTTCGCCCTCAACACCTTCCGTAGTCAAGGTCTTACGGCTGCAGGGGCGATGGATACATTGACTGTTGCCATTCGAGAAGGAACTGCTGAGCCGGACGAATTGGCAATTGCTCTTGGTCGTTTGTTGCCAGTAGCACGGCAGGTGGGGCTCTCTTTCAGTGAAGTCGTTGCCTCTGTGGCAGCTTTGACGAATATTGGTCTTCCCGTCCGAGTTGCCACCACATCCCTGCGAGCTCTCTTCACCGAGCTTCTTGCACCTACAAAACAAGCAAATGACGAGTTGAAGGCGTTGGGGCTTACAGCACAGCAGGTCAGAGATGCCGTCAAGGCCGGTCCCGTTGTGGCGTTCAACCTCTTGATTCAAGCTACACATGGGAACATCGATGCACTTCACCAAATCGTTCCACAGATTCGCGGCTTTACCGCTCTACTCGGATTGACGGGTGATCAGGCTGGTCACGTTTCGGAGATTTACAACAAGACAGCCCATGCTACAGGGGCCCTCGATCACGCCTTGGAAATTATGTCCCGCACTACAGCCTTCCAGTTCCAGAAGGCCCTTAATGACCTGCGGATCGCAGGTATCCAACTCGGTCAGCAGTTGATACCTGTATTCAAGGGCATCTTTGGTGTGGTGGGTGATATGGCCCGTACCTTCAGTGCTCTGTCTCCCGCTGGCAAGACTGCGGTGGCTGTACTTCTCACCCTCGCCGCCGCTACTGGCCCATTAATCAAGTTGTGGGGTGCCCTCAATACAGGCGGCCTTGGCCTGTTCGGTACTTTCCAGTCAGTGGGCACTGGGCTTGGTCTGATCGCCGTCTCGTCTGCCCTTGCATTTGCAGGCTTTGATAAACTCAGTGGGGGCAGTGCGAATCTCCAAACAGTTCTGCTAACGACCATCGCAACCTTTGTTGCCACTCGGTTGGCACTTTCGGGTCTGCAGGCGGCACTGTATGCAACTAGCGGGTCGAGTGCGTTGCTGTATGGAGCTTTCAGTACGCTTGTTAGCTTTGGTCCGCAGATTGCCATTGCCTTCACAGCCTTAGTCGTAGGTTTGGGCTATATCATCGGTAAGTCTCACGAAGCTGCTCAGTCAGCAGGTCATCTACAGGACGCCCTAACTAATCTCGGCACAGAAACTATCCTGACAAAGAAGGTACTTGAAGATATTGGCAATAAGGCTGGGTCCTTGAAGGAGACTTTCCTCGAAGCAGCTAAGGCTGCAGGTGCAATTGGTCAACCTATCCAAAAGGGTCTTGGTGAAACCCTGCTACAAGTTAATAAGCAACTGGCTGATTTAGGCCCAAGTATTGAGAAAAACTTCGCTATTCCACCACGTTTCATAGATGTACTCGGAGAGACTAGGGGCAAGGTTATAGGCATCGGCGATGCTTGGCGGAAGGCGGGCCTCAATGAGCAGCAATTCCTCGATCTTGTTTCTGGTCGTAAGGGGGCTCCACAGATCGAAGCACTCGTGCGGTCCTCTGATGCGCTTGCAAACTCTTATGCAGAAATCCGCAAGCAAACCGAGGCTACAATCCTACTCCACAGTGCTGATCAGGCTGCCGTTGATCGATTGGCTAAGGCCTATGGTGTGGACGGGGCCTTCATTCAGAAGAAATTGTCAGATGTGGGGACTTCTGCACTCGGCATGACTGACATTACTACAGGGGCCTTGAATGATACGGGCCAAGCGTTTGGTAAGGCTGCAGGCCTCATTGATGAAACCACTGGGCAGATGATTGCGGCGCAAGAAGAGGAAGCCGAGAAGGAAGCTGAGATTCAAGCTAAGCGGCAGGAGGCACTACAGGGCACTATTGATCTTTTTGGAGAATTACCGAAGAAGGTTGAGGCATCAGTAGCCAAGCTAACTGCCAATGCTGGTGCAGTAGCCAATGTCTTTATCAAGGAAGCACAGAACGCTCAAACCCTACTTAAACGGGGTCTTGATCCTGCAGTTCTACAATTTCTCGTCGATAAAGGACCTGAATTCGTCGCCAAATTTGTGAATGCCTCAGGCAAAGAATTGAAGAAGCTGGAACGAGCATATCAGTTGTCGATGGCAGCCACAGATGCCATCGTTCTGCAAGAGGGCAAACATCAAGAGGGTAAGGCTCAGGATATGATCGGGGCCTTTGCTGAGGCCTTGCTCAGCAACAAGAATTTGCCAGTCGCTGCGACAAAGAAGGTTCTCGCCGCTGTAATAGGAGCTATCGACAATAAGAAAATTGGTCAAAAGGGACTTGACCTCATAGAAGGTTTCGCTGCCGCTTTGACAGGTCCGGGCGCATTGAACTTGACAGGTGCTGCAGCTGGGCAGGTTCTTCAACGAGTTGTTAATGCCTTTTTGTCAGGCAAGATAAATGCGACGGGCATCGCTGTCATAGAGAACTTTGCGGCGGGTCTAAACGCTGTCGGTGATATGCCCGTAGCACGGGCAAGAGCTATCAATGAGGCATTTATCTCAGCCTTACTTGCAGGTGACTTTAAGGGGGCGGGCTTTAAGAGTATCGAGAATTTTGCCAATGGCATCATTTCCGATGAAAAGGTTCCACCGGCTAGAGCCCTCGATATTGCTCAAGCCGTAGCAAATGCTTTGGGACTACAGATCACAGTCTCCTATCGTAATGGGCAAGTTCATGTGGAGCAATTTATTGGTGGGATTAACTCCCGAAGCAAGGGTGCAGTAGATGCGGCTGCGAATGTTGGCGAGTCTGCTGCTGGAGCTTTTAATGTGCCTGGGGCTTTCACATCGGGACAACGTTTGGGGTTGGACTTTGCTAAGGGCATCACCTCGCAGATTAGCGCTGCCGCCGCTGCTGCTGTTCGCATGGGCGAAGTTACTGTCGCTGCCCTGAATGACGCTCTAACGGGGTCACCAAGGCTATTCACTTATTATCTGGGTCAAGACCTAGTTAAGCAGCTAGGCCAGGGTATTGATCAGAGGCAAAAGCTACCATCGCTCAAGCGACCCGCCTTAAGCCAAGTTGCCTCCACGCCCGTTGGTGTGGGGGGAGAAGGAGGTAGTAGAACCGTCAATAATGTCTTCAATATTCACAAGGCTAACATGGATGCTCAAGATTTAAGTCGAGAAACCGCTTGGCTAAGCTTGACGGATGGGTGGGGATAATGCCATCGATTATTGCGGCCCCCGGCGATAACATCGTCCTCAATGATTGGCAGATGGAATACAATGGTTTGGTGATTGGCCAATCTACCGACTTTAGAATGGTCAGGGTTGAAGGATTGGGTCGGGCGGATTCTCGTGTTGAGGAAGACGAACGTACAGAGGAGCACGGGGCTTTTGTCTTTGGGGCTTTCCTCGATACGAGGCATGTTGTTGTTACCGGCCATATACTCTCCGCACCGATTGAGGCAGTGGAGGCGGATATGATCACTCTTAAGACTGCCTTTACTCGTCAAGAAACCCCATTGCCCTTGCGGTTCAAAAGGCCCAACTCTTTCACTCGAAGGGTGTACTGTATACCCACCCGTCTACCGATTTCCGTTGACGGGTACCTGCAGAAGGGGTATGCGACGTGGGCTTTGGAACTATTGGCGGGCGACCCGAAAATTTACAGTGATGACTTTCAGCAAGTTGGTTTCTTACCTGGCGATCCCCAAACCGGAGTAGATTTTAGCATCGATTTTTCCTTCACATTTGGTGGGGGCAATATCGGAATCCAGTCGTTGACTAATCCCGGCAATATCGAGACTGCCCCCTACGTGAAGGTGTTTGGTCCCATCTCTAACCCACAATTGATCAGTGTAACTCAAAGCCGGATGATCCAGGTGAATCTTACTTTGTCTGCGACGGACCTTCTGGAAGTTGACTTCGACTTGAAAGTGATCAAGCTCAATGGCGCTAGCAGATATTCGCTCCTTGACAATTCAATTTCAGAGTGGTGGACACTTCAACCGGGGGATAACACTATACAGTTCCTTGGTCAGGGAATTGGCGGTTCAGCAAGAGCAACATTTATTTGGAGAGGGGCGTGGAATTAGATGACCTTTTCGGACCCGGTATGGGCGCTTCAAGGGGGCACTGTTCTTCACCCAGCCCTATTGGTTAGACGCAGTAATCAGTCTCTAATTGCAGATGGCATTGTGGGCATGAATGGGGTAAACGACTTAAAGGTGCAACAGTCATCTCCAACAGGTGTAAAAGTCGATGTTCAACGCGGGGGTTTGTGGTTTAAGCGGGCTGGTGTGACCGACCCTGGGAGTTACTTCGGCTATAACGACGGGTTGTTCACAATCAATCTCGATGCTTTAGAAGCGAATCCTCGAATCGACCTCATCATCGCACAAGCTATCGATACAGCCTACGGTGACGGTACTGATCAAGGTTTACTTACAAAGGTGAAGGGTACTGCTGCACCATCGCCGGGCGTACCCGCACTTCCAGCTAATGCTTATAAGCTGGCCGAAATTGCGGTACCGACAAGCGGCACGATTCTCGACTCGATGATCACTGACAAGCGATCTGTAGCGAAACTTGCACTTTATCCCGACATACCCGCAGTAAAGGTCTACAAAACGTCTAACCAATCAATTGCAAATACTACTGATGTTGCCTTGACTTTTCAGACAGTGGTGTACGATTGGACCACAGCAATGTATAGCGCTGGAGCTAATACTAGGTTGACTATCCAACAGGCCGGGAAATACACCATAAAGGCATCGGTAGCTTTCGACAACAATGTGAATGGAACTACCCGATTCGTGAAGATATACCGAAATGGAGTGGCTATCGCATCGTCGAGTCAGGCCCCTAGTGGATTCTCCTCATCTCAAAGCCCATACATTCTCGCTTTCGTAGATGTTAATGCAGTAGCAGGTGATTACTTTGAGGTGTATGCCTACCAGAACTCTGGGGGTAGCTTGAATGTATTAGGTAGCACAGAGGCTGTAACTTGGTTCGCGGCTCATAGGATCGCATAACATGGGTTCCTACACTGGCAACAACGTATATCTGCCCGACATTGATGAGAAGGGCTGGGGTAACCCCCACAACAATAACTGGACTATGGTCGATCAGCTCGTTTCCATGGCAAAAGCTCGAACCATGGTGGGGGCTGACGATACCAACTTCCACGGTCTAGTTCGAGGTGACGCCCGGGCTTTTCGACAATCAGGGGACGGATCGGATTGGACGCTAGCTATTATGCGAGGTTTGAATGTAGTCGACGCACTGTGGGTCCCTCGTAACAGTACTATTTCTACAAAGATTGATCTATCCTCAGCTGGACCTTATGGAGCATTGAAGGACAAGGTCATATACGGTGATGGCGTGGGGTCACTTGGTGCCGGTCTTGGTGGTTCGCTTGACAACCCCCACATCAAATGTACTGCAGCAATGGCCGAATGCATTTTGACTGGCCTCTCAACGGTTCTTCGGGGGATTCATATCGAGGGCTATGGGTTCCCTGATTTCACCGTGCGCGTCGGGGATGACTACAACCGAATTCAGTACTGTAACTTCGGTACCCCTAAGAATGCCGGAACCACTTTCGATAATCTCCCAGGCACTGGACAAATGGATATTTACATGCTACATCTCGGCGGTCCTCCATCACCCACAGCGGGGTCAATCTCATGCATGCTGAGAGGCGCCGATATTGCTTGGTTTGGCGGGCGAGTTAAAGGTAGTGAGAAGTGTGCGGTGGTAACTGGGTCTCAACATATGTTCGCTGAATTCCACTGTACCTCACAGGGTGCCGCAAAGAACCTACTAGACCATCAAGGCGCCGCCTGTATGTATGAAATGGTGTACCTCGACTCGGGACTTCAAGACCAATTGCTGATCAGTGGTACTTCGAACCTGTTCCGATCTATCAAGAGCATCAATGCGGGAGGTTTATCTGCTGACCTCACCTATTCGGTTATCGTTCTCTCTGCCGATGGAAACATTATCGGGCCAGTTCTAGTTACTCCACCAAGTAATGGGAATCGTTGGCAATATCTTGTAAAGCAAAGCGGAAGCCCCGTTGGTTGCACTGTTGGACCTGGTTACATTTTGGGCGTGCAGGGCATCTCGAATGCTGCGGGACTCGATATTATGCATCAGATTCATGGCGATGCTGACAACCCTAATCGGGTGGGTTACTCACAAACGATTCGCAAGTCTAGGAACTACGGTAATGCTCTATTCACGTCGGGTCAAACAACAAAGACTATTACTCCCCACGAACTATGGGCTGCTCCCACTAAGGTTCGTGCTATTTCGACTGACGTTACACCAATTGCCTTATCCGTGACAAATAAGGCCGCTACTGCATTTGACATTAACCGTGTAGGTACTTCTGGCACGCCATCCTTTGACTGGGACGCGGAGATAGGCGGATAGATGCCGGGCTATGGTTCGGATCCCTATGGCAGCTCACCTTATGGGGGCGTCCTTGAGTATGAGTTCATTCCCATCCCCCCAGAGGTTCATGTATACCGAGTAGTTATTGCAGATAGGTTCGGCGTCCCTCTAGATGAAGTCCCCGCCAAGAATCTCCAATTCTCCTATATCCTAGATTCACCTGGATCCGTCAGTTTTCGATTGCCCCTACGACATTTCAAGACCACCTATGACACTCTCCAGCCCCTCCATGAGGTCTTTGTTTACAGAGATCAGTTGTTGGTGTGGGGTGGTTATCTTTGGACTGTTGTGGCCTCAAAGTCTGATAGCAGCGTGCTATTTGGGGGGGAAGGATGGTTCAGTTGGCTATTGAAGAAGCGGTATATCGATGCAGACAAGGTTTACACTAACCAAGAACAGTTCGACATTGCTTGGGACCTAATTAACTTTACGCAGTCAAAGACCGATGGGAACTTGGGTATTGTCAGGGCGACTGTTGATCCCAGCCTCGTTTTGAGAAGTCGCACTTACAATGGTTATGAAAGGAAGAATCTAGGCGAGGCACTGCAAGAACTGGCCGCAGTCGATAACGGCTTCGACTTCGAGATAACCTCCGACAAAAGGTGGGTAACCTATTACCCCAATAAAGGCATTGCTCAAGGAACGATTTTTGAACTCGACAAGAACATCCAAGGCCTGTCGTGGAACCTGGATGCCACACCTACTGCTAACGAAGTGACGGCCATTGGGTCGGGTAGTGGAGCCACCACACTCACATCAGTTGCAACAGATACAAGTCAGCGGTTTCTTCAAGGTCTTATGCAAGATTCGGTAGCCTTCCCAGACGTTTTAGAGCAAGCTACGCTAGATAGCCACGCTGTCGAAGAGTTGAGGCTGTCTAAAGTGATTAGAGATTCGCCTCAAATCTCCCTAGTTACTCAGGACCCACCATTCGGTTCATATTCTGTAGGTGATAGTATTACTTTGAAAGCGCAGGCTGGGTACATCAACATCAACAAACAGTACCGCATCACCTCGATTACTGTTCAGGTGTCTAATGAGGGAAAGGAAACAGTTGAATTGTTCTTCGATGAGGTGATCCCGTGACGGGCAAACATGAACCCGTTGGGCAATCTACGATCAATAAGAGATTAGATCGTCGCCTGTATCGGTTAGAACGCGTGGCCGCTAAGGGTCCCAATGTTGGCGGTGGGGGAGGCACAACTATCATTGTTCAAGAGGACGATATTACTAAGGTGCCCGCCGCTGATACAGTAGACTTTGGCCACGGTATAGATGTCACTCAGGGCCCCTCCAACGAGGCCAACGTTGTAGTCGATGAGGCAGAGCTGGCACTGGGCTCAATTGGCGGAACCCTTAGCGATGCTCAACATGGAGTTAGGGGTTCCGCTCTCCACAGTGATGCCCACGCTCAGAACCACACCGACAGTCAGCATACTGATGGTCCTAACAGTAAACCAGGTCATACTCACAGTGGTCTACCGACGGTTGGAACTACCACCATTGATTTCGGAGTGTTTCCTGGCAGTTGGGATACGACTCAGGTTATAACGGGCCAGACAGGTATTGTCGCGGGGTCTGTGGTCAAGGCGTGGGTCAGACCTGTAGCTACTGCTGATCATAACGCCGATGAGCACTGGATCGATCCCCCAGACGTTATAGCTGGCAACATCGTGGCTGGAACTGGTTTTACGATCTACGGTCGTGCCCAACCTGGATCACCCCCTAACCCACCACCCTACGGACTTTGGACAATAGCTTGGGAATGGGCATGAGGAGGAATAATGGCTGATATTCCAATTGTGGGAGCAGCAAAGAAATTGTTTACAACAAATAACCGTGAAGAAGCGCATGCCCGATTGGTTAAAGTTTTAAAGGAGGGCAAATACCCTGCAGCTGAATGTCGAGAACATGGGGGTAACTCGACCTACGAAGTTTGGTCGGGCCCTGAGGTTCGCAGTTTGCCAAGTCGTAAGGAAAGGAAGGTAAGTTAGTGGCCGGCATCCCAATTATAGGAAGTTCGGGTACCACTTGGGAAGTTGACCCCAACGGATTTAAGACCGGTCGAATTGCAATCTACCCAGTCGATGCAGCCCAAGGTCGCTATCGACTTACGGCGATCTCCGGGCTGATGACGACAATCGCTGCAGGGACAGCAACAGCAGGACACATCTTTGCATGGCGGTGGGGTAGCGCTGCACCAAATATCGTTAAGGTGTATAGGATCAACGTAAGGTTCAGAACGATTGCAGGATTTACAGCGGCACAGGAGATCGAATTCGCTGCCTATCGGGCTACTGGGTATAGTGCATCACATACGGGAGGTACGCCAATTGTTACGACGGGGACTGAACTTCGCAAGGACACCACAGATGATGGAGGATCGTTCCTGACCGATGCCCGAATCGCCACGACTGCCGCCTTGACTGCTGGCACTCATACTCTACAGGCAAATCCGTTCTTTGCCGATTCTTATGCGGAACTTGCTGCGGCAGCAACCGTTCCTAAAGGCCGCATTGATACAGGATATAATTACCAGGAATTGCTGCACGAGCCGTTGGTCTTTCGTCAGAATGAAGGCTTCATCATTCGGAATGAAATCCTAATGGGTGCGGGCGGCACTGTTCGTATGTTCGTTGACATGGATTGGATTGAGACTAATACTTTGTAGAGGTGATGAACGATGGCTAGTCTAAACGACATTCGCTCACAGGTGCAAGCTATAGCAGATCGCTCATTAGTCATCTTAGACACGAAAGACTTGGCAAATCAGATGCTTGCTTTGATTGATCTACTTAAGGAACGGGAACCTACTCGGAATATTTCTCCCCCTCAAGTGTCTTGACATGGCCGCCTTCGCTATTGTCACGTTCAGGAACAAAGGGTATGATTATGATCAAGACGTGATTGAGTTCTCTTGGGACCTACAGGTCTACGATGCTAATAAACTGCATATAGAAACTGTAGATAGTTTTGCCATACAAGCTAACCTAAGTGATTCACCCGCGGAGATACGGTCTAAGATCTTTCAGGAGGCAAGAAGTGCAGCTGACGGTGTGGGTGTATCTATCACCACAGATCACATTTTTGTTGTGGGATATGTAGACAAGGGGCCATAATGCCAGTAGAATACTTCACTAACCGAGCAACCAGTACCCTCTTAAGTTCGATTACAGCTGCCGGGTTATCTTACACTCTCGCCACAGGGCAGGGCAGCAAATTCCCCACAACATTCCCCTTTCGGGTGGTTATCAGCGATGCAGCCACTGACACAATCTTTGAAGTAGTTATGATTCGAGGAAGATCAGGCGATGTATTGACGAGCGGAAGTATTACTGATAGGGGGCTTGAAGGGACTACGCCCCGCATTTGGGCTGTAGGGTCTATTGTCAGACAGGTGCCTACAGCTCAATTCATTGAAGCGCTTCAGGGTGAACGATGGGGAGACGCCACAGGGCAAACAGGGTCAGCAGCTGCTTGGGAGACAGCTATCACTGCGGCGGCAGCATACTCAACCGTCAGGGTCATGCCAGGGGATTATTTGATGGAACGTGGTCTGTTCCCCAATGGAGGAGCAGTTATCGCTCCGCACGTCACGCTCATCTGTGAGGGTGTTCGCATCTTTCAAACTAAATGGTTCCTTGAAAACCTACTCGATATTGCCAGCGCGATCAGCCTGACCATCACTGGCCTGAAGATGTTTGGCGAGTACATCCCGAGGGTCGAAGCAACGACGACCCTTACAGTCATGAGCGGTAGTTCCCCGATCGGGACTTTGGCGGATGCACCCTTCGGCGGTCAGCCCGATGCGACTCGATGGCCGCTAAACGCCAACGGGCATGGCTACTTCTGGGGACGAGACCGAAAGGGCAATGCTGGCACTGGCTGGTGGCTGTCTCAGTCAGGGACCCCCGGGCCCGAGGACTGCGCGATCATCGGCTCCGAGGCCAACCGAGACATTGACGTACCACAAGCTGCCCCTGTACTTTCACTTGGAACTAGTACTGGAGTCACGCTCGGGTTCCACTATATCGGATACGCTTGGCAGTTCAAAGATGGCACCATGAGTGGGATCAGCCCGCTGGCCAGGGTCAACATCACGGTGGCCAAGGACGTGAACATCGCCATCCCGGTGGCTCCTGTGGGAGCGATGGCAGCAGTGATCTACGTCACCAAGGCGAATCAATCTCCCATTGTAGCGAATCTGATAAGGCTTGCCATAGCTAACCCGCAGACCACGTACAATTACAAACTCAGCGATACAAATCTCACGTCGCCTGACCGACCAGTCAATTGCACTATCATTCTTCCAGGTCAAATCGCAGCTAGCCCAACCTATTATCCCGCCAATGTACCTGTTCAAGATGGGGCCAGGACGATAACATGGTGGGTTCAGAGGCTCACCCCTGCAAATTCAAACCCAATTACGATTGGAACCTCTGTAGATATCAGTACAATTACTGGCACTGGATTGACTCGGATAATCACGACAGTATCGGCACATGGCATCCCCACCGGCACCTGGGTCTCCATCGAGGGGGTGGCAGTCAGCGGCTTTAACAGAGATATTGAGGCTACTTCCATCAATGCCACACAACTACAGGTGACTTACTGGCAGGACCCCGGAACTTATACCAGTGGGGGCACGGTCTATCGGGGAGCTACGGGATACCGGCGCGTGAGCTACACGTCGGATAACCCACTGAATAATGGCATCCGACTTCAAAACGGCGTGCAGAACTTCAAGGGCTATTACCTGCACATCGAGAGTTTCCAGGGCAACGCCATCAACAACGTGGGGGGGTTCCAGAGCGGGATGCTCCTCGAGCACTTCGAGGGGCGAGCCTGCGGAAACTCCTCCGCCCCGAGTTGCTCTTTCGGGGCGAAGTACACGGTGCGCCACTTCCTGTTTGGCGAATCAGGCCTCTCGGGGTGGGATGCCGAACCAGAAGGGCCCACCTTCCGGTCGGCAGATGTGACGATGGTCGATGGTGTCATCCGGAACTGGGGAGAGGGCTCCAACGGCATCCACCTACCCGGATCGACCGATGCCCAAAACTGGCCCGCCCATCTTCGGTATCAGATACGAGGAGTAACTCTACAGACCTTCAGAAACGGTGGCCCATTCGAGGGCGGGGCACGACAGTTGTATGGGAACTTCATTATTCAATGGATGGGCTGGAACGACTACACTGCACTTGACAAGGCCATACTCCTCGCAGCTTATGAATGTGATCTTGACGTAATCATTGATCGACACGCCGGGATCGAACTTCGGAAAGCTACGACTTCGCTAGTCACATCGCAGGACATGGATTGTCTATCCTTCCAAGAATCTGGTACGACGGGTACTTTGGAGTTCAAGAACGGTGGATTCTTCGCGGCGGTAGGGCAGACGATAGAGTGCACCTCTGGTTCTGGTGTGGGGGCATTGAGTCGATCTGATTGGTTGATCACGAATGTTGTAGTAGGAACTACGACCGTCGTCACCGCTACGAACGTGAATACCCCTGTAAGGACAGGCCTGAGCCGGGTGGGCCAAGGGAGTATGTCGGCGGGGGGGAATATCCTTACTGCTACGCATGGGAATTTCACTGGCCTTTCGGTCAATGATCCGATTCGCGTAGCGAAGGCTGCGGGAGGTAACAACAGCCTAATTACAACGATCCAATCCATCACTGATAGCACACATGTAGTTCTCGCCGCTTCGGCAACGGTTGCCGTGACGGACCAACTATGGATCACGCCTGATACTGCGGGGACCGGGGCATCCCTCACTTTCAACCTACTAACCGAGACCTTGACCTCCCAGAAGATGCAGGTGCGCCTTCGGTATAGGGGTGTGAGTGATCCCGAAAGTTTGATAACTGTGCTTGCAGCAAACTCACACGTAGACCTCGCGCTAGACAACGGTGATCACCGTATTTTCGTAGCTGACGCTAACGGAGTAACAGCTAAAAGCGGTTGGATAGGTATACTCTCTGGCGCACCAACTACTGGAACCTATATACAAGGCGCAGGCGGCTTTGACCCCACAACTAATAAGATATGGATGTGTACAGTTAGCGGTACCCCAGGTACATGGAAGTCGGTGACACTCACATGAGCGGTGGTGTAGGGTCTGGGGGTGGCGTGTTGGGGCTCGCTGTTCCAGGATTATGGGCCGCTATTGGGACTTTACCACCTCCCCCCACAGGAGGAGATATACAGAAAAGTACTTATGACGCGAACTCTTCACTCAAAACCTCGTATGATGCTAACTCTTCGTTGAAAACTACATATACGGCGGGAGTGTAGCTATGGCCACACAGAGTCAAAACATAACCGACTGGTTCTGGGGTGAGGACAGAATCTTCGAGTTTATTGTGAAGGATGATGCCGGAGTACCTCAAGATATCACTGCCTGGGATTTCAAGTGGGAAATGAGGAGTTCCGACACAGACCCGGTAGTAAAATTAGCCAAAACTGTCGGGAGTGGGATAACGATTACGGATGGTCCTAATGGTAGGTTGGAGGTCCGTATATTCAAGTCTGATACCGATCCCGCTGGGTCAGGACCCACACCCGCAACTTATCGTCACGCGTTAGCTAGGATTGATAACAATGCCTGGAACGTGTTGGCTTTGGGCAACGCTACCCTTTCATCCGCAGCCGTTCGTCCATGAGCATGGATAATATGGTACAATATTCAACGATGGTCTTGGGGCAGAATGCAACTACCGTCGCAATCATCGCTGCTGTTGTCACGGCAATAGCGGCGCCTATTGGCGCATACGTCCTGGCCGCTCGTAAGATGAGCGGTCAGATCGACACGAGCACCGCTGCTGATTTGTGGAAGGAATCCCGCGACATTCGAGATGACTACCGCTCTCGCCTCCAGGCGGCCAACGAGAAGATCACCGAGTTAGAAACTAGGGTGGACAGGCTGGAGAGGATCAATGAAGACCTGTTGCTTGAAAACCGTGAACTCAAACAAAAGATCTCTGAATTGCAGGCCATCATCGAGAGGCTACAAGCGACCATCGAGAAATTGCGCGCCACGATCGAGGACCAGACATCAGAACTGAGACAGAAAGGGCAGGAACCATGAGCGATCCACGACCTTTCCTCCACCGTGGTCTTCGGCGGCTGACGATCGCGACAGTCGCTATCTACATAGCGTTGGCTGGGCTGGGAGCGGTCGGGTGGGTGAGCGCCATGCATCAGCGGGACGCACTTGAACACACCACTAAGAGCGTCAACAGCGCACTCTGCACCCTGCGCTCCGACTTGGAGAGCCGTGT